AGTGCGAATTTACACACAAGGGGGTTTTCGGAGGGTATATGGGCAGGTTAGAGAAGCTCAAGCAACTGGAAAAAGAGCTGCGCACGGCGCTCGATGAAGCCGACCCGCGCTCCATCGCGTCAATCGCCCGGCAGTACCGCGAAACCCTGCGCGACATCGACGAACTGGAGAAGGATGACGGAGACATCGACGAGATCGCCCGTATCCTCGCTGACAGGCAATCAAGAGCCGACGCGGCTCGTTGAGCCCGCCTACGAGGTCAGCGAGTGGGAGGACTGCCACGACATCAACGCCGTCGGCAAGCTCAACCTCCTCGAATGGCAAGACCGCATCCTCAAAGGCTGGCTCGGCCGCAACCGCTTCAACCGATGGGCGGCGCAGACGTGCGGCGCGTCAATCCCGAGGCAGAACGGCAAGACGCTCGGCGTGGTGGTGCCCAGATGCACCTACGGCATGATAGCCCACGGCGAGGAGATCATCTACACCTCCCACTTGCAGAAAACGTCCACGGAGACGTTCGAGTCCATCGCCAACTTCTTCGACCGCAAGGCGCTCAAGAAGTACGTGAAGGACATCAAGACGGCGCTGGGCAGGGAGCAGGTCATCCTCAACAACGGAGGGCGCATCAAGTTCCTCGCACGCACCAGGAACGGCGGGCGCGGACAGCACGGCGACCTACTGATATTCGACGAGGCTTTAGAGTTGGACGCTGACAGCCAGGCATCCTTCCTCCCCGCCATCTCCGCCAGCTTCAACCCGCAGGTGGTCTACATCTCAACGCCGCCCACCGCCAAGTCCGACTGCGGCGTGTTCCGCGACATCCGCAAGCGTGCGCTCGAAGGAAAGACGGAGCGCATGGCGTGGTGCGAGTGGAGCGTGGACGAGATAGGCGATGTCAGGGACAAGAGCCGATGGTACGCCACCAACCCCTCGTTGGGCATCCTGATACAGGAGTCCACCGTAGAGGCGGAGTGCGAGCAGATGGACGCGGACACCTTCGCCAGGGAGAGGCTCGGATGGTGGAGCAAGACCACAATGGAGCAGGTCGTCCATGTGATAGAGCCAGCCGAGTGGAACGCATGCAAGGTCGATAACCCATCAAAGGAAGGGGTCGTCGTCTACGCTGTGAAGTTCTCGCCCGACGGGTCGGTGGGCACCTTGGCGGCATGCCACAAGAACGACGTGCCGTTCGTCTACGTGGTTGACAGCCGCTCCATGAACGGCGGCCTGTCATGGTTCGCGGACAACCTCGTCCAACGCAAGGACAAGGCCGCGCAGATCGTGATAGACGGGCAGTCCAACGCGCAGGCATTGAACGACATACTCTTGGAGCGCGGCGTTCCGAGGAACGTCATCAAGCGCCCAAACACATCGGACGTGATAGCGTCAAACTCCGCATTGGTCAATGCGGTCAAGACGAGGGAGGTCTGCCACTACGGGCAACCCGCCCTCGATGATTCGGCAACCAAGACGACACGGCGCAGGATAGGGAACAACGGCGGCTTCGGCTTCGCATCGACGGACGATGCCGACGCGACCCTCATAGAGGCCTGCGCACTAGCATACAGAGAAGCCATGATAACGAAGCGCAAACCCGGCAGAAAGGCGGTCGTTTTCTGATGGAGACACCCAGAACCTATCCCAACGGACTCGGAGGACGCAAAGTGAACGACAACCCGCAGCCGGACACATGGCGCAAGGTCGTCGTCTACGGCGAAGTTGACATCAACGCCGACATGCCCATCGAATACCGCGATATGATCGAGGACTGCCTCGGATTATGGGCGGGCAAGCTCACGCGCAACATGCTCAAGTACCGCTACTACAACGGCAAGAACGTCCTCAAGGACTTCGGCATCTCCATCCCGCCCTCCCTGCTCTCGGTAGAGACGGTGGTCGGCTGGCCGCAGAAGGCCGTCGATTCGATGGCGGTCAGGTGCCGCTTCGATGGCTTCAAGTCGCCCGACCCCGAAGTGCAGGCAGAGCTGGACGCGCTCTCCGCCCGTTCCAGGCTGAACGTCAAGTTCCGCCAGGCTGCGGAGTCCGCGCTCATCCATTCGTGCTGCTTCGCCACGGTCAACATGGAGGACAGCGCCCGCATCGACTTCTGGTCGGCGGAGAACGCCGCCGCCCGTTGGGACGACGCGGCTGGGCGCATCGCATACGGCATCACCATCGACGCGTTCGACGAGTGGCAGCCGAGCGCAATCACCCTCTACGCCACTGACGTGGTCATAAAGGCGTGGGACACCAAGAACGGCATCTGGGAGTGGGCGTACCAGCCCATCTCTATGGGCCGTCCCACGATGGTGTCCTTCGCCTATCGCCCGACCTTCCGAAAGCCTTTCGGTCAGTCGCGCATCACCCGCGCCGTCATGTCCATCACGGACTCGGCGGTCAGGGAGGCGCTGCGCACGGAAATCTCCGCGGAGTTCTTCACCTCGCCGCAGAAGTATTTGCTCGGTGCAGACAGGGAGGCCTTCGAGCAGACCACCAAATGGGAAGCCTACATCGGCAACATCTTCGCCGTCGGGCGCGACGAGAACGGCGACCTGCCGCAGTACGGGCAGCTCTCCCAAGGCTCCATGCAACCGCACACGGAGTACATGCGCTCATTGGCAGCCCGCTTCAGCGGCGAGACGAACGTGCCCATCTCGCAGTTGGGTGTCATCCACGACCAACCCGCGAGCGCCGAGGCGATCTACGCGGCGAACGAACCGCTCATCATCGAGTGCGAGGACTTCAACGACGGGGCGCGTGACAGCTTGCGCATGCTCGCCCTCATGTCGCTGGCGGCGGAGCACGACGTGCCATTGGCCGACCTCGAAGCGCGTTACATGGACTTCACGGTCAACTTCGCCAACCCCGCCATGCCGTCCATCGTCAGCCAGACCGACGCGATGGTCAAGCTGGCGGCGAGCGTTCCAGGCTTCGCCGGCACCGACACCTTCTGGGAGCAGGTAGGCTTCTCGGAGGACATGCGCCGCAAGGTGGAGAGCGAGATTCGCAGGAACAGCGCCTCGTTCACCTTGGCGGGCGTTCTGGAGGGCGTGCAGAACAGGCAGACTACCCCCCCCCGCGAGTGACCAGCCCACAGTAGAGGACACGGCGGCGACTCCTGTGAAGGAGGCTATGACGCTCAACGGTGCGCAGACGCAATCGCTGCTCAGCGTCATCGAGCAGTACAAGTCTGGCGAGCTTTCGCTCGGTCAGGCAGTCAACATCATCTCCCTGTCGTGCGGAATCACGAAGGACGACGCGGAGGCAATCCTGAAGGGTGAGTAATGGCAACGCCCAACTACGAGCAGATACAGTCCTTCGGTCTCGTCAGGACGCAGTTGGTGGAAGCCGCGGTCGACGAGCTGATGGACTACCTATACGACGGCATCAGCCGCGATGAGGTGGTCGCCATAGCCGCAGAGATAGCGGCGAAGTACGCAATGCTCGGCGAGGAGCTGGGCGCTCAATGGTACGACCTATGCACCTCGTTGGCAGGCATACAGGCTGACCCCGCCGTGGTCGCCCCGGTCAACGACAAGCGCATGGCGGCATGGGCGGACTCGTACATCGCGGCGGAGTCAATCACCAAGGAGATAGCGCTCAACTACCTCCAAGACGTGATCAACGACAGCATCCGCTCCACTGGCGACGCCAACCTATGGCGCGACTACGAGCGCGGGCTTGCGGGCGGCAAATGGTGCAGGGTGCCAGTAGGCGACACCTGCGCGTGGTGCATGATGCTCGCATCCAACGGCGCGTGGTACCTCTCAGAGGAGAGCGCCAAGCGCACAGCCGACGGCGGCAAGTACCACGCCAACTGCGACTGCATCGCCGTCTACCACGCCGACGCGGAGAACATCAGGGGGTACAACAAGCTGTACACCTACAAGAGGAAGTACTACGACGCGGAGAACGCGAGGCAGGCGAACGACACGGGGCGCACGCCGTACCCCGACGAGCTGAAGTACCGCATCTCCCAAGCCGAGAAGGAGCACAAGCAGCGCGAGGAGCGCAGATACCTCGAAGCGTTGGAACGCGGAGAGGATTACGAGAAGAAGCCGTGGACGGTCTATAACGAGGACATGATCGTCATGCGTTGGCAGAACCCTGGCTTGCATTAAGGAGCGGACATGAAACACGCGGCTTATTGCGGCACCCGCGAGATATACGACGACATGATGACGAGCGCGAAGTCGCTCATCGCCAACAGCGACGTGGACTTGGTGCACCTCATCATCGAGGACGACGTATTCCCCTATGAGCTTCCCGACATGGTGCGCACCATCAACATGTCGGGGCAATCGTTCTTCGATCCAGGCGGCCCCAACATGACCTCGCAGTACACGTACATGGCCATGATGCGCATCGCATTGTGCCACGTGCTGGACGTTGACAAGGTGCTCTCGCTCGACGCGGACACCATCGCCGTCAAGGACTGCTCCGATCTCTGGGACATCCCGCTCGACGGCTGCTACCTCTCCGCATCGGAGGAATGGCACCGCACCGCCGACGGCCTGCAATACACCAACTTCGGCGTGGTGCTCTACAACCTGGAGAAGCTGCGCGACGGCAAGGCTGACGAGTGCATCGACGTGCTCAACCGCCGATACTTCAGATGGGTGGAGCAGGACGTGGGCAACTACCTCTGCCAGGGAAGGATACAGCCGATGCCCGCCAAGTACAACGCTAACTTCTTCACCAACAAGAACGTCGGCGAGTGCGTGATAAAGCACTTCGCTGGCGTGCCTAGGGGCCAATGGCTCTACGAGCCGGAGCCCGTGAAGTACCGCAACATGACATGGGATGAGGTGCTCGCATGCAGAGAGTGCTGATATGCGTACCGACGTATGAGAACATCACCCCCGACACCTTCAAGGCCATCTACGACATGGACAAGCCGTGCCCCACGGACTTCGAGTTCGTGCGCGGCTACGACGTGGCGACGGCGAGGAACAACTGCGTCCTGAAGATGCTCGACGGCGGCTACACGCACCTGATGCTCATAGACAACGACGTGACCCCGCCCAAGGACGCGCTCGCCAACCTCTTGGAGGATGACCGCGACGTGGTGAGCGGTTACTACGCTCACAGGAACAAGGGCAATGACCCGACGATCGTGACGAACCTCTGCAAGATGGGCGAGTTCAACTACCTGACCCAGTGGGACGGTGATGAGCTCCGAGCCGAGCTTTCGAAGGGGAACACCGTCATAAGGATACACGGCGGCGGGATGGGCTGCATCCTCATCAAGCGCCATGTGTTCGAGCGGATATCGTACCCGTGGTACGACTGGGTCAACTACCGAGACCCCAACCGCTCCATGCTCTCCGAGGACCTGTACTTCTGCGAGAGGTGCGGTGCGGAGAGGATAAAGATACACGCCGATACGCGGGTGGCATGCGGCCACCTGTTCAGGCACATACAAACGGTTTAAGCGCTTCACAGGCGTTTAGATAGTCCGAACGTCCGCGAACCCGGACCGCATGGGAAGGGGCCGCAGGACGCACCACAGGCACCCGCAGGGGTGCTTTTTTTATGCCCGCAGGGGCAGAAGGGAGTTTGTCACATGGCAGACGAACAAGTCCAAGAGGCGCAAGCCAAACCAGAGCCGCAGGGCGAGGAGAAGCCGAGCACCGATTGGAAGGCAGAGGCGCGTAAGTGGGAGAACCTTGCAAAGAAGGGCAAGGCCGCCGAGGAGGAGCTTGCGAAGCTCAAAGAGGCGCAGATGACCGAGCAGGAGAAGGCGAACGCCCGTGCCGAGAAGGCCGAGCAGGAACTGGCCGCCATCAAGGCGGAGCAGGAGCGCCTGACCGCTGCGAGGGAATGGTCGGCGAAGGAAGCCGTGCCTCTCGACCTCCTGGAGTTCATCGCAGCCGACAAGATGGAAGCGTTCTGCAAGGCGTACAAGGCCGCGCAGGTGCCCATCCCCTCCGCCGCATCGGCGTTCTCCACGCGCATCGTCAAAGAGGGCGCGAAGCCGTCCACCCGCGACGTGTTCGCGCAATTCGCAGAACAACAGTTGAACAGATAGGAGAACCGAAATGGCTCTTGACACCACTTCCCACGACATCTATCGCGGCACCTCCGGCATCACCCTGCCGAAGGAGCTCTCCGATGAGATCTTCGAGGGCGCAATCGCCCAGTCCGCAATCATGAAGCTCGCCGAGCGCGTCTACCTGCCCGGCGCAGGCCTCGCCATCCCCGTCATCACTGGCGACCCGACGGTCAGCATCGTGAACGAGGCTGCCGAGAAGCCCGTCAGCAACTCCACCTTCGAGACCAAGAACATGGTCCCGAAGAAGTTCGCCGTCATCGAGCTCGTCAGCGAGGAGTTCCGCCGCGACCTCCCGCGCCTGTACGACGCTCTCCTGCGCCGCCTCCCCGGTGCCATCGCAAAGGCTTTCGACAAGCAGGCCATGACCCAGGTCGCCCTCACGGGCTTCGACTCGCTCGTCGGTGCCCAGCTCGTCGCCGACATCCCGACCGGCATGCAGGCCATCGCCGCCGACGGCTACCGCATGACGGGCATCGCCGCGGGCCCCGCTGGCGAGGCTGACCTCATCACCGCCGTCAACGGACTCGGCATGCCGCTGTTCGCCGAGAGCATCGAGAGCGGCCGCCTCGGTCGCATCTACGGCGCCGACGTCGTCCCCTGCGAAGCCATCAACGGCATCATCGCGGGCGATTGGTCCAAGTGCAAGTACGGCATCGTGGACGGCATCAACATCAAGATCAGCGACTCCGCAACCGTCAACGACGGCTCCGCGCAGATCAACGTCTGGCAGCGCAACATGCTCGCCATCCTGGTCGAGGCCGAGATGGGCTTCGTCTGCGCTGACGACGACGCATTCTTCCAGGTCGCCGCTTCCGGCGCGACTGGCGCTACTGGCGCGTAATCCGCTAGGGGGTAAAAGATGGCATACGCGACCGTATCCGATATAGAGGCGAGATGGCATACCCTCACGCCCTCCGAATCGGCGAAAGCGGGGACGCTCCTCGATGACGCGGCGGCCATCCTCGACACCCTCGCCGTGTTCGACTCGTCAGACCCCAACGTGGCGGCGAACCTGAAGATCGTCTCGTGCAACATGGTCATCCGCGCCATGTCCTCGTCTGCCGACACCGTCGGCATGTCGCAGGGCTCCATGACGGCGGGTCCGTACACGCAGAGCTGGACGTTCGCCAACCCGTCCGGGGACATGTACCTGACGAAGATGGAGAAGCGCCTTCTGGGAATCACCCAAGGCTACATCGGCAGCATCAGACCGAAGGTCGGGACATGCTAGGGGTGCAGGTGACGGTCAAGTCGCCGACCCAAGGGCAGCCCGACCGATTCGGCAACGCCACGTACACGTACACCTCATCGACCGTCGATGACGTGCTCGTCGCTCCGGGTGCCACTCAAGACCTCGAAGCATCGAGACCAGAGGGCGTGACTGTCGCGTACACGCTCCATTTCCCCAAGACGTTCACGGGCAGCTTGGAGGGGTGCATCGTCACCCTTCCAAGCCCTTGGGCGGGGGACTACCGCGTGATAGGCGACCCGAAGCCCTACATCGACGCGAACACGCCGACGCGATGGCACACGCCCGTGGAAGTGGAGGCGGCCCATGGCTAACGTCAAGGTGGTGATGAAGCCGGGCTGGGAGTCCGAGGTGCAGGACATGCCCAAGCTCATGTCCGCCCTCTCGACGCACGCCTGGAACATCGCCTCCAAGGCGAGCGCCAACGGCGCGGGCTTCCGCACGGAAAAGACGGTCAACTACGCGACTGGCGAGCACGTGGGCGGCAAGCCGCCCCTTTACCTGGCGAAGGACGCGATATTCACGGGGAGGAAGTCCATCGCGCTGGTCTACACGGGCAACTACGCCGCGGCCAAGGACAACACCCTGCACAACACCCTGCTCAAGAGCAAATAGGAGGCGGACATGTACTCCGTGGAGCAATCATTCGTCGAGTGGCTGGCTGACAGGAACTACGCCGCATCGACCTACCCTCCCAAGGAGGGCACCGAGTTCGTGACCGTCGAGCGCACATCAGGCGGGGTGGAGGACATGCTCGACCACCCGACGGTCGCAATCCAAACATGGGCGGCTACGCCCACGAGGGCGGAGGAGATGGCGCTGTCCATCCGCAACGCCCTTTTCTACTCGCGCCCCGAAGGCGTGGCGCACATCACCGTGGACGGGCTGTACCCGTTCTGGGATTCGGAAACAAGACTGCCGCGCTACCAGTTGGTATTGGACTGCACGGCTCAACTGACAGATTAGGAGGCCTTATATGGCAACCATGAACGCAGCCGAAGTCGGCGCAGGTTCCGCGAAGGTAACGGGCGCTATCTGGGTGGCCCCGCAGGGCACCACGCTCCCGACCGATGCCACCACCGCGCTGGCGGGCGCCTACAAGCTGCTCGGCTTCACGTCCGACGCGGGCGTGACGATCAGCGAGAACGACTCCTCCGAGGACCTCATCGCCTGGGAGGGCCGCACCAAGGTTTACAACATCAAGAGCGAATACTACGAGACCGTGGCGTTCACTCCCATCCAGACGAACGAGGACGTTCTGAAGCTGACCTACGGCTCCTCGAACGTCACCGTCGCGTCCAACAAGTTCACCGTCAAGCACACCGCCGACACGCTCTCTCCCGTGGTCATCGTCATCGAGACCTCTCCGCGTGAGGGCATCGTGAAGCGCTACTGCGGCACGTTCCAACTCACGAGCCGTGGCGACATCACGCTCGACGGCACCACGTTCGACATGCGCGAGCTGACCTTCTCGTCTCTGCCTGACAGCAATGGCGTGCACATGTTCGAGTACGCATCCGTCACGGGAGTAACCTCGTAATGGAGAAGGAAATCGACGGCCTTAAGGTCGAGGTCAATCAGGAGCGTGCATCAGACTGGCATGCCTTCAACCTCGTCCGCAAGGCGGGCTCCGTGAGCCAGATGGAACAGCTCGACATCCTGTTCGAGTTCGTGGAGTACGTCACCGACCAGACGCAGGAGTCCATCATCGCCCATCTGGGCGGCGACACCGCGCAGGTCAAGGACGTGGTCTCCATGCTCTCCAAGCTGGTGGAGGCGGCGACCCCAAAAAACTAGGTTCGCTCGCAGCCGCCCTCGACCATGAGGGGGCGCTACGGGCTGACCTGCAACGCTACTACGGCATCGACCTGGACGCAGCCATGAGGGGAGGGCACAGCGCGGCTCACATAGCCGCCCTGGTAGCCTACCTCCCCTCCGACTGCGCACTGCGGCGAACGGCGGACAAGGACGCGGCGTGGACGCTGCGCGACATCCTCCTAGCCTCCATCCTCAACTCGCTGAACATGCTCATCTACGGCATGGGCGACAAGAGGAAGAGGGGGAAGAAGCCGCAGATGGTCGGTCCGGACTACATGGTGAAGAAGAAACTTCCCGCGAGGGTTCTCACGGTTGACGAGCTGCTCGCGGAATTGAATAAACCGAGGAGGGAAGATGGCTGACAACGCAAGGATAGGCACAGCCTACCTCGGTGTCGAGGCGCAGGTCGACAAGTCATCGACCAGCAAGATACAGAAGGACTTCGAGAGCGCTGGAACCCAGAGCGGCAACTCGTTCGCGGAGGGCTTCAAGGGTCTGGGCAAGAAGATCATCGGAGCGGTCGGCGCTTACGAGGTCGGCAAGAAGCTCGCCGAGGTCGTGTTCGATTCCTTCAACGCCTACGCCGATTATGAGCAGCTCCTCGGCGGCGTGGAGAAGATATTCGACCAAGCCGACCAAGCCCAGATACTCAAGGACGCGCAGGGGGCCTACAAGGACCTCAACATGAGCGTCAACCAGTACCTGTCATCCATTAACCAGGTCGGCGCCACCTTCGCGCAGACGATGGGCGACCAGAAGGGCTACGACATCGCTCGCAAGGGCATGAAGGCCATCGCCGACTATTCCAGCGGCACGGGCCGCAACCTCGAGGAGCTGAACCAGAAGTACGCGCTCATCACGAGGGCGGCATCGAGCTACCAATCCATCGCCGACCAGTTCTCCGGCATCCTGCCCGCGACCTCGCAGGCGTTCCTGGAGCAGGCGCAGGCGGCTGGGTTCCTGTCCGACAAGTACAAGAAGCTGACAGACGTGCCCATCGACGAGTACCAGCAGGCCGTCACGCTCATGTTGGAGCGCGGCGTGGATGCCATGGGACTCTTGGGAAACACCGCAGCCGAGACCGAGAACACGATCTCCGGCTCCATCGCGGGACTCAAGGCGGCTTGGGGGAACTGGCTCGTCTCATTGTCTGACCCCAACGCCAACGGCGAGCAGGCGACGCAGGACCTCATGGACTCGCTGAGAACGGTCATCGAATTGGCGGCCCCGACGATCGGCGAGGCGTTCGGCAACCTCCTAGGTCAGCTCCCGGGCATCATCATCGAGTCCATCCCCGACATCATCGAGGGCCTAACGAGTGCTCTCCTGAAGATGGGCGAGAAGATTCTGGAGTGGAAGGACCGCCTGTTCACCGACTTCGGAAACTGGGTCGCGGAACTCGTCAACGGCACCGACAACGCGGGCGACCAGATGGCGCAGTCAACGGGCGATGGAGTTGACAAGTCCATCGCCGAGATAGACAGGCTGCCCGAGGAGGCGCACAACCGCCTCGACTACATCGACGTGTCGAGCGGAGGCAGGAGCCTCGGAGACAGCTTCGCAGACGGCATCCTCGCCAGCATCGGAAGGGTGCGCGACGCATCCATGATGATGGTGCAGGCTGCTCACGACCCCATCCCCAACTCTCCCGCGAAGATAGGACCCTTCAGCGGCAAAGGTTGGACGCTCTACTCGGGCGAGTCCGTGGCGGAGGCCTTCGCCGAGGGCTTCACACGCAAGATAGGGCAGGTGCAGTCGCAGATCAACGCTGGCATGGTCGGCATCGCATCGACCATCAACCAGGGCGACGCATACAACATCAGCATGTCGGTCACCGCCGACAGCACCACCACACTTGACAACCTCGTCGCGCAAGCTAGACGCGCCCGTGCATTGAATGGAGGCTACTAATGGCTAGGGCTACTTCCTCCACGATGGTTCCGGGCAGCCAGCTCTACTCGTACCTCGAGGCGAACTGGGTAAACGGCAAGGACTACTGCACATTGAACGCCACGGGCGGCGTTACGTCTGGCTTCGGCTGGGATATAAGCTGCACCTCGACGTTGAGGTGGCGCGAGGGCGGCGGCGCAACCACCCTCGACAGCGGCAGCGGGCGATATTACGGCTACAACGACATGCAGCTCGCCTCCGCCACCGAGGGCTTCACGCGGCAGGCATCCGACCGCACCATCACAATCGAGTGCTATTCCGACTGCTCGCTCGGCGACGGGACGGCGGCTCTGACGTACACCGTCCCGCACAAGGCGGGGCAGATAACGGGGCTCACCGCCACGAGGGCATCCGACAACCAGGTGAACCTATCGTGGACGATGCCGTCCGCCGTATCCGACGGCGTGGGCATCGAGGTGTCCATCGACGGCGGCGCATGGAGCCAGATAGACTTCATCGGGGTCTCGACCTCGTACCAGTACAACAACGCATCGGCTGGGCATTCCTACCAGTTCAGGGTGTGGGCCGCCTACTTGGCCAACGTCGGGGCGGCATCCAACGTGGTCACGGTCACCATGACACCGTCGGCTCCCACCGCCATCACCACGTCGGCCATCCAAGGCTCGACCAACGTGGCGGTGACGCTGGAGAACCAGTCCACCATCTCCACGGGCATCAAGTGGCAGTACTCAACCGACGGCTCCTCATGGCTGCCATCCACTCCCAACGCGGTGTCGGGCTCGCCCGTCACATCGTTCACCGCGACCGTTTCAGGCTCGGTGTACATCAGGGTGTGCAACACCAACTCGCTCGGCGACTCCGCGTGGATCGTCTCGGAGAAGGTCACGACCATCTGCCCGCCCGCAGCGCCTACGCTAACATCGCCGTCCAACGTATGGAACACGGCGGATGGCGGCGTGGTGTTCTCATGGCGGCACAACCCGCTCGACGGCTCGTCGCAGACGGCGTATGAGCTGCGCTACGCGAGGAACGGCGGAGCATGGACGACCCTTTCCGGCACGACGGCGCAGACGCGCACGGTCGCCATATCGTCCTTCACGGTCGGGGACTCCGTATCATGGCAGGTGAGGACGAAGGGCGCGGATGCGAACTACTCCGACTGGGCGCAGGCGCAGGCTTTCGGCGTCTACTCCGCGCCGACGGTCACCATCACCTCGCCCGGCGCGACCATAACCTCCATGCCGATAAGCATGGCGGCGACCTACTCCGATATGGCGGGCTTCACCTGCCAGGCGGCGACGGTCAGCCTGCAACATGACGGGCGTACGCTGTACTCGGAGGCCGCGACCATCAACGGCACCTCAATCACGTCATCCCTGGACGTGTCCGAGTTCCTGCCGACCAACGGCGAATCATACACCGTGGTCGTGACCGCCCGCTCATCGAGCGGCTTTCAGACGACGGCGAACGCCACCTTCCAGGTGAGCTTCACGGAGCCCGCAGAGGGCGCGCTGTCGATAGTCAACGACTTGGACAACGGGTACGCCTCCATAACCGCGACCTACGACAACGCGGGGGCGGCGGAGCCCGCCGTATCCATCTCGGTTGCGAGGGTGAACGCCGACGGCACAATCACTCCCTTGCTGACGGACGGGGCGAGCGGGTCGGGTTTCGTGGACAGGTACGCGCCTTTGAACACCGCCTACCAGTACGCGGTGACCACCAAGGCGAGCACGCAGGCGGTCAAGACCGTATACGTGGACAACATCATCGAGTCCGACTACTGGTTCGCCTACTGGGGCGAGAACGTCGCCAAGGCGAAGTGGAACCCCGACAACGGCGGCATCCAGATAACGAGACCGTCCAAGACGAGGGTGTACTACGCGGGACGCAGAGACCCCGTCAGCTACGACGGGCACGCGGTGGCATTGACCGAGACACCTTCGTGGATGTTCATCGGCAAGGACGAGGTCGACCTGTTCGTCAAGCTCATCGAGGACGGCGGGCGCGGCATCTACAAGTCATGCGACGGCTGGGTATACCATGCCGACTTCGACCTCACCTTGACACCGAGCTACACCGCGATCGGCTACTACGGCGGGGCATCGCTCGGCATCACGAGAATCGCAGGTGAGCGCCTGTGAACCTGTTAGGCAACCGAGCGGACGAGACCTACACATACCGCAGGGTGGACTGGTCAACATGGCAGGAGGGCACCGACCTCGGCGACGTGGTGTCAGGCTCCATCGAATTAGGGGCGTTCACCGACCTCAAGGCGACGTGCTCATTCTCTTTCATGGGACAGGAAGCGCCCGAGCAGGACAGCCTCATCCGCATCTACTACTCATTCAAGGACGACCAGGGGGAGGTCGCCGAGTTCATGCTCGGCACCTTCCTCATCGCATACTCCAAGGTCTCCCAAGTGGAGGACAGGCTTTCAGGCACCGCAGACGGCTACTCCGTGCTGAAGGTATTGAACGACCGCAAGTACGGGATGCCCTTCACGGTCAACGCGGGCGAGCTGCCAGTGTCCAAGGCGGTCGCACTCATGGAGGGTCTCGGCTTGCGCGTCAACGTGGGCGAGGAATCGTCCTACGCATTGACGAGCGACCACACCTTCGACCCGGACGACAGCTACCTCACCATCGTGAACTGGCTCTTGACTTCAGCCGACTACATGGCGGTCTCGCCCGACGCGAGCGGGGTATGCCAAGTGCGCAAGGCTACCGCGAGCAGAACGCCCGTTGCCACCTTCGAGGACGACGAGCAGAGCATCATGTACCCCGAGGTTAGCACGGAGAACGACTGGCAATCCACCCCGAACGTCGTGAGGGCCTACTACGAGGACGACACGTGCGCACTATGGGCGACGGCATCCAACCTGTCGGGCTCCAAGGCCTCGTTGGATAACAGGGGGAACCGCGAGCTGACGCTGTACGAATCGGTCAGCGAATTGGACGGCGCGGACGGAGCGTCGAAACTCGCAAACCTGAAGGCATACGCCCTCAACAAGCTATTGGATAACAGCGGCGAGATAGAGCGCGTATCGCTCTCGCACCCATACGTGCCCATCCTCCCGAACGATGCCATCAAAGTAAGGTACGGCGCGTTCGACTGGGTCGGGAACGTGACGAACATGCGGGTCAGCCTCGCACCGTCCACCAAGTGCGAGACCGAGACGAGGCGTTTGGTATCGCCGACGATAGAGACCGACGTTGACGGCGGCATCCTCTGGGAGGTGAGCGCATGACGGGCGTATCTCTTGAGCGCTTGGCTGACACGTTCTACCCGAAGCCGGAGCCGAAGAACGGCACCGCATACGGCACCGTGGAGGCTGTCAACGCAGACGGCTCCTATCAGGTCAAGCTGAACGCATCCGCCACGACCACCCGCTGCGCCAAGCTGTGCGACGCGGAGGTCGGCGACAGGGTCTTGGTGCTCATCCAAGCCAATGGGCACTGCGCCGCGATAGGGAGGGTCGGCGGCTCCATCAGGGGCACGTCGGTGGACTCCCTATGGGACAGCGGCTCGACCTCGTCGGTCGGCGCTCTCACGCTCTCCATCGACTGGTCGCCGTACAAGGCGCTCCTGATAACGGTGTACTCGCCGACGGGCGCGGGCAGCTCCGCGCACTACGACACCAACGTCGTGGACGTGGACTACACGCCCGCACGGATAATCGGAAACCGCGAGCTGCCGTTCTTCAGGACGGTCACGCTGTCCCCGGGCACGGTGAGCATCAGCGGATGCAATTTCTACTCGCAATACAACTCATCAACGGCCACGGCGAGCAACGACTACTGCATCCCCGTGAGCATAAAGGGGGTCTACTGATGGACTTCATCGCGGAGAACATCGGGACGGTGGTCTCCATCATCATCGCCGTCGGCGCGACATACGCCGCCATCTCCTCGCGCCTCACCAAATTGGAGACGCTCATAGAGGACTTGCGGCGCGACGTTGAGAAGCACAATGGCGTGATAGAGCGGACGTACGGCTTGGAAGCCGACATGAAGGCTGTCCAGGTCGAGGTGTCATCCATAAAGCAGACGATAGACAAGGGGGCGGCATGAACACGTTCTTGACTAGCAACGAAGCAAAATACAGGCTGGCCCGCACCATCCTACAGGGCATCATCGGCATCGTCATCGCCAACATCGACTTGATAATGGGGCAGGTCATCCTCGACCCCTCCCAGAGGGCGGTCGTGGTGGCTCTGGTGATGGCAATCCTGTCGCCGATCATGGCGGCGTTGGGGCAGGCTGAATGATGGACATACAGAAGAACCTCACGAACGTGAACTTCAACTTCAGAAACACGCTCCCCAGGTGGATAGTCGTGCACAACACCGCCAACGGGACGTCGAGGGAGGGCACGGCGTACAACAACACGGTGTACTTCAAGGACACCTACCGCAGCGCGTCCGCCCATTACTTCATAGACGACGGCGACACCGTCTGGCAGTGCGTGAGGGACACCGACACCGCATGGCACGTGGGGGAGGCGCAGTCCAGGAATGGCTGCTACAACACCAACTCGATAGGCATCGAGGTCTGCGAGACCGCCGGGGGATGGTTCACCGACAAGGAGATAGCCACCCTGCGTGAATTGGTGCGCGGGCTGATGGACTTCTACGGCATACCCGCCGAGAGGGTGTGCCGCCACCACGACGTGACCGGCAAGGACTGCCCGTGGTACTACTCCGACGATGACAGATGGGCGGAGCTTAAGGCGCAGATAACGGAGGACGACATGATCACCAAGGACGACGCGAACGCCATCTGGGCGTTCGACAACTGGGGCGACCAGGAGGGCGCGTTGAAGGGCACCGCATGGCGGAACCTCATCGACACGAACAAGCGCATCCAGGTCGTGGAGAAGGACGTTGCGGAGCTTTCCAAGAAGGTGGACGCAATCGCCAAGAAGCTGGGGGCGTAGATGGCCCTCATCCATATGGGCGGGCTGTTCGCCGCGGTCGCGGCGTTCGCGTACCTGCTCGTATTATTCGCTTCCAAACGGTAAGGAGACGACATGACAATCGCATCCGCATTCAACGAGATCGCCGTCGCTCAAGGCGGCACCGCAGCGAAGAGCGGCGCAATCACGGCCGCAATCGACGCGCTGAACGACGCATTGGCTGGCAGCGACCAGCCGCAAGCAAAGACCATCGAGCAGGCCGTCCGACTCCTCGGCGAGCACATCGGCGGCGGCGGCGGTGGCGGCACCGTGAAGTGCTACATCGTAAATTCGGACAACTGGGAGACCCCATTGAGCACGACCGATGTGACCGTGCTGAAAGGTGGTACAGGGATTACCCTCGAAAGCGACACGTTCGAGATCGAGGATGAGACGTACTCCTGTATCTCATTCGCAGCCGAGGTCGGTGACACATATGCCGTGACAAGTGGTGATAAGACACTCGCTGGCGGCTCAATCGGGTCTGCGTCAGACCCGGGGCGTGTCATGCCCTCAGATAGCAGCACGTACCCGAACACCATGTTATTCATCGTTCCTAACAGCGCATTCGTCGCACTCGTTGAAGTGAGCAGGTAATGCGCTACCAGTTCGACGACATCGCCGTAGTCGGCGACATATCCCAACAAGAGGCGCGAGCCTACGCGGAGCGGGCACCGAAAGGTTGCACGCTCGTCAAGGTGGAGACCGACGGCGAGTGGGTGAACCTCACGTATTGCGATAAGGTGCCCTTCGAGCGCATCGCTCGTATTACTGGCTACCTCGTAGGCACCGAGAACCGCTGGAACGACGCGAAGAGAGCGGAGCTGCACGATCGCGTGAAGCACGCGGCACCCAAGTTCTAGGAGGTGCGCTTGATAAGCGACTTCACCCCGATAATCCATAAGCTCGACGGACGCACCGTCAAGGTGTGGGCGGTGGCGGACGTGCACATAGGGTCGCGCGAGTGCGACATGGACGGCTTCAAGGCGTTCCTCGACAAGGTATCCAAGGACGGGAACGCCTACATCGTCCTCGTCGGCGACATCATCAACAACGGGGTCAAGGACAGCCTCACGAACGTCTACGAGGAGACCATGCCGCCCTCATGCCAAGTTGAGGAGGCGGTCAGGCTCTTAACGCCCGTTAAGGATAGGATACTCGGAGCGGTCGGCGGCAACCATGAGGCGCGGAGCCGCAAGGCGGTCGACCTCGACCCCATGTACGCCATCATGTGCATGATGGGCATCCAGCACCTCTACCGCACCAACTTCGCCATGCTGCGCATCATCCTAGCCAAGGGAAACATCAAGAAGCGCTACGCCCTCATGCTCATCCACGGCAAGACCGAGAACAAGAAGCGGCAGTTCGCGTATTCCGTCGAAGGCGTGGACGCGATCGTCTCGGGGCACACCCACAACGGCATCGTGGAGAAGCCCGCCCGGCTGGTGTTCACGTCCAGCAACAACGTCTTGGTGAAGCCGTTGGTATCCCTGACCGCCACATCCTGGCTGACGTACGGCGGTTACGCCGCCGCGGCCCTCTACAAGCCAGCCGCGACGAGCTTCCCCCAGTGCCTGGAATTGGAATACGTCAACTCCAACGACATCGAGGGCAGGCTGCGCGTTATATGGTAATTCTGAAGCCACAGAACGCCGTATGAGACCCAGTTAGACCTTCGCACGATAACTTATCCATGCGCTAGAAATCGGGGTCTTAAATCGGCTTAGAATCGCCCGACCCATGTGACCGTTACGTGACCAGAAACGCCGTTTCGGTCACATGGAAAATCGGCGAAAGCGCAGGTAGATGCGCGTTTTTACTGGTGGAGGCGCGGAGAATCGAAGGTCAGTCCTTAAGCCCCTGACCTGCGGTTATTCGTCCTCATGTGACCACGGTATCTTGCGGAACGCGACCCGCATGTCCTCCAAGTCGGGCTTGACGTAGCGGCGGAAGGTCGTGTTGATGTCGGAGTGACCGAGCATCTTGGACACGTCCTCGACGTTCATCCCCGCATGGAGGCAGGCGGTGGCGAACGAGTGCCGCATGTTCTCCAACGTCACCTGCGGCAGGTCCTTGCCCGCCATGTACCTTTGATACATGTGCCTCCCCGTGGACGGCGACATCCTGCCGCCCTCCTCGTTGGCTATCCACGGCCCCTCGCCATCGCAGTCGAAGATGGCGTTCTCTATGAACAATGCCGACATCGGCAGCACCCTCTGCGACCCCTTCGTCTTGGTCGCCTTCATCTGATTCCCCCCATGCTTGGACGATGCGGTCACGTAAGCTCCCTTTATGGCCACCGTGCCGCTCTTCAAGTCCAGGTCCTCATAATCCAGGGCGTAACGCTCCTCCGGTCTCAATCCCAAGCACAGCCCGCTCACGATCAACCGCCTGACGGGTCTCGGCGCGTCCTTCGTGGCCTTCAGGAACCGCTGTATCTGCTTCCAGTCGGTCAGCACGACCCCGTTGTCGCGCCTCTTCCCCTTGGGCGGCATGGCGTACCTCGCGGTGGCGGGGTTGTATTGCAGGAAGCCGTCGCCGACAGCCTCGTTGAGTATCGTGCGGAGCAATCCGTGCGCCTTCCTGCCGACGCTCTCCGTCCCGCACATATCAACCATCCGCTGAATCTTCAGGCGGTCTAATTCCTCCAAGTACTCATCGCCCAAGACGGGCAGTATCCTCTTGTCGAGCTCCTTGCGGTACGTGTCCAAGCTGGTCGCCTCCAAGCGCCTGGACGCTATGGGCCAGTAGTACCTCTCGATGTATTCCCCCAACTTGAGCCGCCCGTGGTGCCTCAAAGCTCCCCTCAAGCGCTCGGCCTCCTTCTCGGCGGCCTGCGCCTCTTTAAGGGTGGCGAACGTCCTCTTGCGCCTGTCCCTCACGCCGTCCACCGTGCCGTATTCGAGGATGGCATCGTAGACGGTCGTGCCGTCCTTCAGCTTCCGCTTCTTGATGCTCATGCTATATCCTGATTATTTTTTGCGGGAGCGTACAAGCCGCTCACGATCATCGTCTTGGCATCTTCAAGCAAACGGGCGCGCCCCTTCGCATTGAGCTGGCGGTACGCCTCGATAAGCTGCTCCTCGTCGTAGGACAGGCTGCCGTCTGGCTCGTTCTGACCGATTACGTCAGACACCTTCACATGGAACACGCCCGCCATCTTCTGTATCATGCCCATCCTTGGGTAGAATGTGCCGTTCTCCCATTGGCTCACGGCGGCGCGGGTCACTCCGAGTTTATCTGCAAGCTGCGACTGGCTCATGCCGTTCTCGATGCGCAGTTTCTTGATGTTGTTCTCCATCGTTTCTCCATTTCCGATAGGTGGGCTTAAGATTTTAGCAAATTAGACTTGACACGTACAGGGGATAGTTATACTATCGAGTCCCAAACATATTTATGAACGGAGAGGGAAATGACCAGCAGAGCGAACGAAGCGAAGATTGCATGCAAGCTGCAAGGCTTCCTCGGCGATGATTACGAGATCAAATACGACGCTTGCGACAGCGGCATGACCTTCTGCTATTACAAAGGACAGCTTTACAAACAGGTTGCCAACAGCGAGATGCGCGGCAGCCTCAACGTGGGCGATTACACGTTCGCCGCGAATATGCAGCGATAGCTTTAGGAGAGACATGAGCCTGAAGGAAATCAGACGGCGCAAGGGCGTTACGCAAGCCGAGATGGCGAAGCACCTCGGCATCACGCGCCAAGCGTACAACCATAACGAGAACCACCCCGAAGGTATCACCGTAGAACGCGCCAACCGGATATGCAACTTCCTCGGCGTGACCTACGACGATATTTTTTTGCCAAGGGTAGATAGTTAAACTATCGCCCTGCACCTTGACAGATAAAGGCGGGTTCACGCGGTTGGAGAGTCCGCGCCGCCAACATGAAATGCAAGTTTCAAGAATTGCCGCTCCGAGAAATGGCTCCGTGCGTGGCTCCCTCCTTTCCGCGCTTCGGCGTGCTTAAAACGAGCGTAACGGGCAGCCCATAGCCTGGTCCACTTCAGCCAGAGAAAGCCTGTGCGTATTGGAGCCTTTCCCCGGGGCGGCAGGGAAGAGAGGTGCGAATGTACCAAAAAAGTAGGAGCACCAGCGCAAGGCTGATGCCCCAAGACCCACGGGAGATTATACAGTGCGCGGTCATCGCCTGTCTAGTCGCCGCCGCGATCATCGGCATCCCGCAGCTCATAAGCATGGCCATGCAGGCGTGGTCGTGATGGACGGCAAGGAGTGCCGGACGTGCCACGAGGTCAAGCCGCTGTCCGAGTTCTGGAACAACAAGCGGTACAAGGACGGACTCAACTACGAGTGCAAGGCATGCGCGAGTGCGAGGCAGAAGGCGTGGCGCAAGGCGAACCCGCAAGCATGCCTCATGTACTCCCGACGCGACTACATGCTCAACTACGAGGCAAGGCGTGCGCAGAAGCGCGAATACTACCTCGCCCATAGGGAAGAGCTGTTGGAGAAGAGCAGGGAGTACGCGAGGAAGAACCGCGACGAGCTGAACAGGCGGCAGCGTGTCAAGTATCAGGCTGTCAAGTTCCAGCGCAAGCTGAAGCGCGTCCAGAAGCAAATGGAGGCGCTATGAACATCAGGACGACCGTGACGGGCTCCGCCGCTGACTTCGACCGCTGCGCCGGGCGCTTGCTGCAAGCCGCCCAAGCGACGGACGACGTGCAGCTCTCGCAGTTCCTCATCGGCGGGGCGACCGCCATCTACACCCTCATGGACATGGAGTACGGCGACAACGAGGAGGCGTTCCTCAACAAGGTCGCAATCAACTACAACGAATTGGAGGCATAAATGGATAAGAGAACGCAGTACCAGCGCGTCCTCGCCCTCCTGAACGCTGGCGAGATCGTCACGTCCTTGGACGCGGCGAGGCTCCCCAAGCCCATCATGGACCTGCCCAAGCGCGTAAGCGAGCTCAGGCGCGACGGCTACCAGGTGGAGAGCGTCAAGAGGGGCAGGGCGACGGGCTACTACCTGCCCGACAAGGTGGACAACGGCGAGCTGGCGGCATGGGTCGCCAAGCCCATCTTCGAGGTGGTCGCATGACCGACATCAACGGCAAGTTCGCGCTGGCGTGGTCGCGTGTGGAGAACCCGCCCCTCGATAGCGTCAATCCGCACTTCAAGAGCAAGTTCGCGTCGCTCGGCGCGGTGCTCAAGGCGATAAGGAAGGCATGCGACGGCATCGCCTACATCCAGGCGTTCGACGTGGCGGACATGGGCGGCGAGTCCATCCTGCACATCAAGAGCTGGGTGCAGGACGGCGAGGGGCGCTTGGAGCTGTCGAGGCTCCGCATGCCCATCACCGACAACCCCCAGCAGCAAGGGAGCATCATCACCTACTACCGCCGCTACGTGGCTGTGACCGACTGGGGCATCGTGGGCGAGGAGGACGACGACGCGGAGAGCGCGACTCCAAAGAACGACTACGACAAGCAGCGCAAGGCGAAGAAGGCCGCGCAGGACGAGCTGGCGGACCTCTGGCAGCAGTGCATCGACCTGGGAGTGAAGCCCGACGGGCTGACCTCATGGTACGAGGCCAACGGCTTCAAGGGCAGGAAGCTCACCCAACTGAACACCGCGGAGCGCATGAAGGTCAAGGCGTACCTGACCGACATGCTCCATTCAATTCAGAGCGTATAGGAGGCTCACATGGTAGAACAGCAAACACTCACTTTCGAGCAGGAAGATGGGAAGAACATCGACATCGACCTCTTCGACTTCACAATCATCCCCGCAGTGACCGGGAGCGGCTACGAGCAGAAAGTCTCGGAGCTTGCGCTGCACGACGGCATCGCGCACCGAGCAGCGAGGCCCAACATGCAGAAGTTTCCCGCGCTGATCGTTGAGCGCTCATCTGATGGGGAGTTCGTCGGTTTCATCACGTTCCAAATCAACCATAAGGAGCAGGAGTTCTGCTTCCTTCAGTCGGCTATCTGGGATGCTTGGCGCTGTCAGAAGCTGTATTTGCATATGGTAGAGATAGCGCTCGCGCAAAACGCGGACAGATACCCCTCGGTGGTCACATGCTCGCCCAAGAGCGACCTAGAGACCGAGGAGCTGTTCCAACAGGCTGGCTTCGAGACGTACCTGAAGAAGAGCGGCTTCTCGTTCATGGTCAAGGGCGGCGTGGTGGATGGTCACGACATCCCGACGTTCGACTTCGCACGGCTGAAGAAGCTGGTACAGGTAACCGAGACCAACGTATGGAACAGCCTGAAGAAGGAATGGCTCGCGGAGAAGAAGCAATGGAACTTCCTCATCGACGCGGCGGGCGAGAAGTACGGCGTGGTCAATCCGCGCTTCGCTACCCGCGAGGATTGCTGGATGAAGGACGGCGGCCTCTCGAAGGTCGTTAACGGCAAGAACCATAACGGAGGCGCGAGCGTCCTCGACCCCTTCGCATGCGAGGTGATGCTCACGCTGTTCATGCCGGAGAACGGCAAGCGCGTGTACAACCCCTTCGGCGGCGGCGTTCAGTACGGCTTCGTCGCTGGGTATCGCGGCTACGAGTACGTTGCAAGCGAGATTCGCCAGAACCAGTGCGACGCGAACAACGCCATCTGCACGGGCATGAACGCTACGTGGATTCAATCGGATAGCAGCACGTTCGAGCCTGAAGGCATGTTCGACCAAGTGTTCAGTTGCCCTCCATATTACAAGGTGGAGCGCTACATCGACTACGACGGCAACCCGCCAGAGGGCGAGCTGAACGACCTCCCAACCTACGAGGAGTTCAGGGAGACGCTTTTCAAAGGATACGAGAAGGCTCTCGCTCATCTCAAAGACGATTGCTTCTTCATCATCATGGTCGGCGACTCCCGCGATAAGAACGGCGACTACTACGGATGCGAGGCGGAGACCGAGCTGTGGATGAAAGAGCACGGCCTCGTCCTTTACAACAAAATCATCTTCTTGGAGAGCGCGTTCACGAAGCTGGCGCAGGTGAAGAACACGATGAACAACCGCAAGTTCCCCAAGCAGGAGCAGAAGATCATCGTAGGCTACAAGGGCGACCCGAAGAACATCGCCAAGCTCTACCGCCCGATTGGTCGCATCTAATGGACGTGTTCAAAAGCCCATACGCGGACATCAGCAACCGCAAGCACAACACATGGTGCAGGTACACGAAGAGGCTGGACACATACGGTCGCGGGTGCTACCACGGATGCTGCTACTGCTACGCGAAGGGGCTTCTCGACTTCAGGAACAACTGGCACCCAGAGCAGCCCGCAGTAGCAGATATGGGCAACATACGGAAGATAGTGTCGAAGCTGTTGCCCGGTTCCGTCGTGAAGATGGGAGGCATGACCGACTGCTTCCAACCCATCGAGGGGAAGTACAAGAGGACGCTCGAAACCATCAAGCTATTGAACGAGCGAGGGGTGCACTACCTGATCGTCACGAAGAGCGCGACGTGCGTTTTTCCAGAGTACATAGACGCTTACGACAAGGACTTGGCGCACTTCCAAATATCCATCACGGCTACAGATGATTTGATGGGGAACCGTTACGAGACGGCTTCCCCTCAATCAGAGCGCATGAGAGCCGTTGAGACGCTGTATAAGATGGGTTTCGACGCTTCGGTGAGGCTTTCACCGTTCATACCAGAGCACGTCGATATGGACGTTGTGAACGGCATAGAGTGCGGCAAGATTCTCATCGAGTTCCTGAAGGTCAACCCTTCTGTCAGGAAAACCTTCGACATCGACTACTCCGACTACACGCATAAATACGGCGGTTACATGAACTTGGAGCTTGAACGCAAAATCGAGCTTGCTGACAAGCTGACGGACTTCGATGAGCGGAGCGTGGGCGAGTACGTCCACGACCACTACCTCTACTTCAGAGACAACTACAACACCAACAGGCACGACTGCTGCAACCTTCGAGGAATCGAATACAGCGACGTACCAGATTAGGAGGCTCACATGAACAAGGCAACCCTTGAGGGATACATCAACATCGGGCAGTACGGCGGGGTCAAGACGACCTCGACCGGGAAGGAGTGCACCACCTTCCAACTGGCGAGCGGGAAGGGCGAGAAGCGCATGTACTTCAACTGCACGGTGTGGCACGACGAGTACGGCACCGAGCGGGGCGTGGTCGATGGCAAGTTCGCCATGATCGAGTGCTACCCGCGGGCGTGGAAGAAGGACGGGAAGTCGGGCGTCGACTTCACCGTGACCCGCATCTGGTGGGCTCCCGACCGTGTTGAAAAGGCTGTGGAAAACCCCTATTCGGACTCCGATTTACCCTTCTAGGAGGCTCTGAATGGAGGGCTGGAACGGTCAAAAAGCGTTCACTTTTTACGCGAGTTTCGCCGATTTCGGCGACATTTTGAGCGAGAAAGAGCAAAAAGAGCTCTATTTCGCGATCGTCCGCTACATGCTCTTCGACGATGACCGCGAGGAGAAGTTGACGAAAGCCGCCCGCGCAGCGTTCCGCCAAATCAAGGCGACACTCAAGGCGAGCAGGGCAAACAGCAAGAACGGCTCCGTCCCGAAGTCGAAACGAATCGCAAACGAAAGCGAAACGAACGCGAAACGAAACGCGAACGAAAACGCAACAAATTCAAAGTCAAATACAAAGTCAAAGTCAAATACAAACACGGAACCGCATCGAGCACCCGCCGCTTGCACAAAGTGCGGCGGGCAGCTCGAACGGACGGGTGCGCATCGGACGCGGGGGAGCCGCGAAGAGTACCTGCACGTCTGCCCCAAGTGCGGGACGGAGGTGTGGGCATGAACCTCCAACGAGCACAACTGATGGGCAAGCCCCACATCGGCGCGTACTACTTCGGCGAGGGGGATAGGCACCGCCTCCACTTCGATGCCAGATGCCTCATCTGCGGGAGACCCGCCACGGACGCGCACCACATCGTGCCCAAGGGCATGGGCGGCGGCAACCGGGTGTACGTCTTGGAGACCCCCATGGGAATGTTCCCACTGCGCTCACCCCTTTTCGCGCTCTGCCGCGATCATCACGACGAGTTCCACAACGGTCTCACCGTCGAGTGGAGATGGGACACGGACGAGGACAGGGAAAGGTGGGAGGACGGCTACTACCTCTCCCACGGCTACGAGCCCCACGACCCCAGGTTGTTCCTCCACGGCTGCTACCTCGTCAACGGACGGGAGGTGCGCGATGGATTCTGGTAAGCGCTTCGAGGCGCACGTCTCACGCGCCCTCCATGCTTTGAAGGGCGCTTCCATGAGGATAGAGGACGGCGGGCAGTATTCGAGGAACCGCCAACTGGCGGACTACCTCTACTGGCCGCCCTTCCCCTGCACCTACGCCATCGAGTGCAAGTCCACGAGGGGGAAGTCCTTCCCATTGGGGCGGATAGGCTACGGGGAGCGCAACGGGCAATTGTACAGGCTGACTGGATGGCATGACGAGCACGCGAAAAGGCGCGCCCTCATAGCCTTCGAGTTCTACAGCGATTACAGGAAGGACAAGAGAGCCTACGTCATCTCCGCTCCCAGGTTCAGGCGGCTGGCGGACGCATGCTTCAACGACGGCAGGAAGTCAGTGCCGGAGGAGTGCATCGCCAAGCTCGGGATGAGATGCGAGTGGGTTGACGGCGGCTACGACCTCACGAGATTGGAGAGCGAATGATCCAGACGGAGAAGCACGACTGCGAGCGCAAGCCCGACTTCGTGTACATCAACAAGACGAGGATTGACGGGGAGTGGACGGAGTGGACGGCATCGTTCACGGCGACCTCCAGGGAGGGTTCGACCACGAGCAACCTGCGCATCACCCACTGCCCCTACTGCGGGAAGGAGCTGTAAATGTACGACGACATCATGTGCCGCATCGAGGAATTGGTCGGCGACCTCTACCATGAGGGATACGAGAACGGCTGGAACCGCTGCGCGTCCCAAGCCACCCACGACTACACCGACGAGTGGTGCGACGGCTTCCTCACCGCCTGGAACGCCATCGCCCACGAGGGGAGAGGGTGGTGCCATAACGAGGGCGACCGCTACCGCTTCGAGTGCTCGGAGTGCGGCGCGGACATCAAGCAGGGCATGACCTACAAGTGGAGCGACATGAAGATAAGGTACTGCCCCTACTGCGGCGCGGAGGTGCGCTATGACTAGGGCGGCGTCCTTGTCCACCGCCCTCATCGGCGCCCTCTGCGTGCTGTTCGTGGTGGTGGGAATCTCCCAGCCAGTCCCGCACCCGGAAACGTACCTCGCGGTCGAGGACAAGCCGTACGTCGAGATGGCGCAGGCAGCGCAGGAGGAAGCCGAGGCGGAGCAGGAGGAAACGTACCTTTACGAGCAGAGCTATGGGGTGGAAACATACAACTCCTACTGGTACGAGAGCGACGACGCGGAGGCGGAAGCCGCAGCCAAGGAGTGGATCGCGTGGCGCGAGAGCGGCGGCGACTACAACTCGCACAACGGGCAGTACATCGGGCGCTATCAACTCAACGAGATGTACTTGGACGGCGACTACTCCGAGGAGAACCAGGAGGCGGCAGCGGAGGCGTATATCGCCGACAGGTACGGCTCATGGCAAGCCGCGCAGGAGCACCACAGAGAGCACGGGTGGTACTGATGAGCTTGCGGAACATTATCGTCCAGTACGTCGGCGACACGCTCTACCTGCCGCCATTGGAGCGCGAGGTCAAGCATATCATCGTGGGCGAATACGACGAGAGGGACTGGGAGCATTTCGAGCCAGTCGTGCGCTGCCGCGACTGCACGGTGTACGACGGCGAAGGCTACGGATGCTCATACGGTCGCGGAGACGAGCCTGACGGCTTCTGCTCATGGGGTGAAAGGAAGGAAGGATGAGGAGAATGCACTGGCGCGTCTTTGCCGAGAACTTCAACGGGAAGCGCATCGAGGAATACGACATCTTCGAGCATTACAGCTTCGCCGAGGACGTGAAGAAAGCATACAGGAAGCACCGCGACGACTTCGATGCGTTCTCCGAAAAAGTCAGGGGGTTGCTGTTCTACTACTTCCGCTCTAAATGCGAGTGGGAAGTGATAATCAGCGCATGGCCGCCGAGCGACCGCGTTCCCGAGCGTAAGGTGGATGTTTATGAACAGGTCATGCTGAATTGGGACGTGTTCATCGAGTACGTGTGGACGCGCTGCCATGAACGGAAGAGGAGGGGCGAATGAGCGAGTACGTCACGTTCGACCAGTTGCGCGAGGAACTGCGCAAGAAGCCTGACCTGGTGGAAGTCGTTCGCTGCCGTGATTGCAAGCACGCTTTCAAGACCGACAGCGGACTGCTCGATTGCACTGGACCGCTCACGACGAGCTGGGATTACTACAACGACGACTTCCAAATCAACGAGGTCGAGCCCGACGGCTTCTGCGCATGGGGAGAAAGGAGAGAAGAATGACGAAGATTCAACGGAATCTCGATGGAGTCTATTTTCGCGTAAAACGCGACGGCAAGTACGAGAGCATTTGCTATTCAGACATGACAACAGAAGAACGTGACGAGATAGCTGAAAATCTGAAGGAAAGCAGAACGCCAGAAGAACAAGCGGCCTGGTGGCGCAGCATGGCGAATATACTCGCCGAACGACTATACGACATGGGCGAGCAGTTGGGAGTGATGTGCGAATGAGCGAGTTCATCATCAACAGCGACCAACTTGAACGGCTTATCGAGGGTATCGAACATAAAACTGGCAGGGAGATTAACAGGGTTGTATGCGATGGCAAAGAGCTGCCGAGTATCGTTCGCTGCCGCGATTGCAAGCATCGAGCAGGCGCGAATGTGCAGGCTGTAGTTTCGGACTTGTGCATGTGGCTAGACATAATCGTGAAGCCTGACGGCTTCTGCGCATGGGGCAACCGCGTGGAGTTCGTCACGTGCAAGTGCGGCCAGGACATCGAGGCTGTGGGCGAGATGCAGGTATGCCCTAGCTGCGGGAGGAAGGTGTACGCTTGATCGGCTTCATCATCGGCTTATTGGCGGGTGGCTTCGCTGGCATCACCGCCACGGTCATCAACTACGCCGCCAACGACAGGACGGCATCGGCATGCGCCGAGGCTTACGAGCGCGGAAAAAAAGACGGCTTCGAGCAGACGTGCGCAAGGCTGCGCACCGACTGTCCGGCGTACGAGAGATTCATTGAGAGGGGGGACTGATGGACAACAAGGGAGTGTTCGACACATTGAACGACGCGCTGTTCGCGCAGATGGACAAGCTGCAATCCATCGACCCGCGTGACAAGGACGCGATGGACCAGTGCATCGCACAGTCCGACGCGGTGTCGAAATTGGCTGGCAACATCATCGGCAACGCCACCACCGCCATCAACATGATGAAGTTCCGGGCGATGGAGAGCGGCATCGACAAGGCGCTCGTCAACGCCCCGAAGATGCTCGGTGACGGGCGATGAGGTGGACGGACGAGATGAAGGGGTGGTTCAAGGCCAACGCACCCGACCGCTTCTGGTATGAGACGGCTGCCGCCTTCCAGGAGGAGTTCGGCGTCGCCCTCAACCGCTCCCAGGTCAAGAACGCCAGGATGCGCTTCGGTGCCAAGTCGGGGAAGGAGGGCGGCAGGTTCACCAAGGGCCATGTCCCCGCCAACAAGGGCAAGACGTGGGACGAGTTCATGTCACCCGAAGGACAGGCGAACAGCCGCAGGACCCAGTTCAAGCATGGCGAGATACACGGCCCTCAAGGCCACGTCAAGCCAGTGGGATACGAGCGGGTGAGCAAGGACGGCTACGTCGAGGTGAAGGTCGCCGACGGCTTGCAATCCAGGGCGAACTGCAACTACCGACCCAAGCACCATGTGGTGTGGGAGAGCGTCAACGGCCCCATACCGCCGCACACCATGATAGTGTTCGCCGACAAGGACAAGCGGAACTTCGACCCGGACAACCTCGTGGCGGTCGACCGCTCGATCTGGTCTACCATATCCTCTAAGGGGTTCAAATACGCGGACAGGGAGAGTTTGGAGGCGTGCATCAACGTGGTCAAGCTCAAGCGTGCGGTGTACGAGAAGAGGCTGTCGCCCAGGACGTGCAGGGAGTGCGGCGCGGAATTCCAGCCGACGTTCATCAACCAGTCGAGGTGCCGTCCGTGCATAGATCGGAGGAAGCGATGCACCAGCTGACGCTATGGGACTTCCGAAGGGATGACGGCTTCCTTTGCGACGGGTGCCGCAATCTTGTGTGGCACGCCAACGGCGACGGCTACTGCTGCTGCCTGGCCCCGGGCATGGGGCACATCAACGCCAAGACGAGGAAGCCTTCGGGGAGCGAGTGCAGGTTCATGGAACCCCGCCGCTCTGTGGATACGTTCTAAGGAGTGACATGACAGAGTACGATGAGTGGAAGGCAAGCGAGGCTAGGAAGTGGCTGCGGCACGTCCGCAGGCTGTGGATGGACTTGGCGAGGCTGGACGCGAGCATCGAGGCGCTTGAGTATCTGGCGCAGCCGAAGGGCATCGACTACTCGAAGCCGTTCGTCAGGTCGAGCGTGTACCCGGACAAGATAGCGGATGCTGTCGCGGAGATCGTGGACGAGGTGGGCGCGTTGAGAGCCGAGCGCGACGACGTTGCGAGAGAGCAGGCGCGTGCGGTCGAATGCCTCAACCAGTTGGAGGACGCTAACCAGTCTGCGGTCTTGGTGCTGCATTACGTAGGACGCAAGAAGTACCGCAAGGTTGCGGAGGAACTGCACTATTCGGAGGTTTACTGCAAGAGGATCGCGCACGCTGCACTTCCATTCGTGTACGAGGTTATGCCGAAGGAATGGAGAACTTCAATTCCAAACGCCGTCGAATGATGTTGTATACCTTTTTATACTTTGCCCTGTTGTATAATATAAGATAGGGAAAAATAAGTTTACGGCCGTCCTTCGGGGCGGCCTTTTCTTTTGGGGGAGATATGAAGCGCAAGCTCACGTGGGAGGAAGTAAAGCGCATCGAGCGGCAGCGCTACGGAGCGGACTACAACCGACTCATGCGGGAGCCTCCACGCAAGCACGAGCGCCACGGCTACGGGCCGTCCCTGTTCGAGTGCTATGAGCGGCAATCCGCGACGCGCTAACGGCTCACGGCGCGATGGCATCAGGGCGAGGTGGCGTGCGATAGGCGACCCCTGCCATATATGCGGCCACCCCATCGACTACACCCTCGGGATGGTCGAGGTGAACGGCAAGAGACGGCCGCACCCCATGTCCTTCGTGGTGGACGAGATCGTGCCAGTCTCCAAGGGCGGCGACCCGCTCGACTTCGCAAACACCCGCCCCGCCCACTGGATATGCAACGCCAGGCGCGGCGACGGCACGAGGCGCAACAACAACGCGCTGGGGAGCGCTCTTCCGCAGCCGTTCGAGGAGTGGTGACCGAGGACCCACGGGAGACCCGGTCCCGGTAACGCTGAAGCCAC